ATAACCGTACCGGAGCTTGTAAGGCGGCTCGGCACGGTAGAGCTTACCTTCTGCAAAAACAATCAGTCGATTCAGGTGCGCGATAAATACGGAAAATTCTGCGGCTGCCTGAAATACGATTGGGGGGACGGCAATGCAGCTCAGACCGTATCAAAATGACCTTGTCGAGGACGTGCGGAGCGCCTGGCACAGCGGCTACCGCGCTCCGTGTATCGTTCTCGGCTGCGGCGGCGGAAAGTCCTGTATCGTTGCCGAAATAGCGCGCCGCACCACATGGAACGGCAAGCGCGTGCTTTTCATCGTGCACCGCAAAGAGCTTGTGGAGCAGATAGAAAAGACCTTCCGCGACTGGGGCGTGCTCATGGACTTGTGCATGGTGGGAATGGTTCAGACCGTCACGCGCAGGCTCAGAAAGATCCCGCGCCCAGCGCTTATCATTACCGACGAGAATCATCACAGTCTTGCTCAAAGCTATAAGCGGATATATGAATATTTTGACAAGGTGCCCCGCGTCGGCGTTACCGCTACGCCTGTCCGCTTAAACGGCGACGGACTGGGCGACGTCAACGATAAGCTTATTATAGGAAAGTCAACTAAATGGCTTATCGACAATCATTTTCTCGCACCTTACGACTATTACGCGCCGTCGGTTGCTGACCTTACGGGTCTGCATACTAAAATGGGCGAGTATGTCAAGTCCGATATTGAAAAGGCGATGATAAACAACACCGTTTTCGGCGATGTGGTGCGCTATTACCGCAAACTCGCCGATAGTAAAAAAGCCGTTTGCTACTGTGCCTCGATAAGGCACAGCGAAGCTACCGCCCAGGCGTTCCGCAGCGCGGGAATATCCGCCGAGCATATCGACGGCGACACGCCCAAGGCGGAGCGCAGCCGCATTATAAGCGACTTCCGCAGCGGCAGGATAACGATATTGTGCAACGTCGATTTAATAAGTGAGGGCTTTGACGTGCCCGACTGCGAATGCGCTATACTTTTGCGTCCTACCCACAGTCTGACGTTGTTTATTCAACAGTCAATGCGCTGCATGCGATACCGTGAGGGCAAGCGAGCCGTTATTATCGACCATGTGGGCAATTATGCGCGGCACGGCATGCCTGACGATGACCGCTCCTGGACGCTCGATAAGAAGGAGCGCCGCAGCTTCAAGGAGCTTGAAAAGGAGCAGTCCGAAAAGGTGCGTCAGTGCCCCGAATGCTTCTTTACTTTTTCGGTCGACGCCTGCAAAACCGAAATGACCGAGGAAGGGAAACGAGCGGTTTGCCCTCATTGCGGCTATGTTTTTCCGCTTCGTCAGCGCAAGATCAACACCGACGAGGCGGGTGAGCTTATTAAGGTAGAGGGCTTTAAACTGATATACGACGGCCCCGAAAGTTGCTCAAGCTACGAGGAGCTGCTCACTTACGCGGCGACTCACGGATATAAGCGCGGCTGGGCTTATTATCAGGCAAGGCGCAGAGGTATGATAGCATGACCGAGGAACATTTTATTCAAAATCAGATCCGCGCCGGAGTCCCCGGCTGCGTGCTTTTCCGCACGAACGCGGGCGATTTTTGGCAGGGCAAGGTAGTTTATTCAAAGGAATTTAAACAGCAGGTACTTATCAATATCCGCAAGATAGAGGGGCTTCCCGAGGGGTATTCCGACTTGTCGGGAGTGCGGATCACGGACGGCAGGGCGGTATTTATCGAGGTCAAGACAAAAACGGGGCGCCCGACAAAAAAGCAGAAAAATTTTATCAATAAAATGCGTGAATACGGCGCGATCGCCGGCATTTGCCGCAGCGCCGAGGACGCTTTAAAACTAATAACGGAGGTTTAACAATGGGATTTAAAAACGATTTTTCACAGGCACAGCAAAACAACAATCTTAAACCCGAGGGCGACTATGAGGTCCTTATCGTCAAGGCTGAGGAAAGGCAGACGAAGAACGGCAAGCTCGGGCTCAACATCAGCATGGTTATCCGCAACGATGTAGATCAGACTTATAAGAACGGCTTTATCTTCCATACACTCTGGAAGCGCAGGGAACCTACAGCGGCGGACATGCAGGTAAACGGATACGGCTTCGGGCAGGTTATGGCGCTCGGCAAAGCGGCGCAGCTCCCCGACGGAAAGGACTATCCCGACCTTGCAGCATTTATTCAGGATCTTATCGGCAAGCCCGTCCGTGTTCATCTTGTACACGACACCTACAATAACACCGAGCGCGAGAGCGTAAGCTATATCAATCCGACAAACTTTCCCGAGGTTCGGCATGTCAACAAAAAGCAGGCAAGCGCCGACGTGTACGCTTCACCGGCGGCAACCTACGCCAATCAGGCACAGCAGGCAGCGTCAACGCCTGCCCCGCTGCTTGACGACGATATTCCGTTTTAAGGTGTGAGGGCAAATGAATTATAACGCAATTCCGCAGGAATTACGAAATCTGCCCAACTGGGTATGCTGGAAGGCTGAAAAGAACGAGCGTTCACACAGCGGAATAAGTAAAAAGCCGATAAATCCGCGCACGGGCGGCTATGCAATGTCAAACAATCCTCAGACATGGACGGATTTTGACACCGCCTGCCGCGCGGCTCCCGATTATGCGGGAATAGGCTTCATGTTCGGCGGCTCGGGCTATTTTGGCGTGGATATCGACGATATGCCCGAGGAGCTGGAAAAGTTCAGAAACGGCAATGAGGACAACATCATCTCGGAATTTGTCAACACCCTGCAGAGCTACACCGAGTATTCGCAGTCAAAAACCGGAATACATATCATCTGCAAAGGGAAGTTGCCAAAGGGCGGACGCAAGAAGGTTCATTCCTTCGGCGGCTTCGAAATGTACGACACGGGCAGATTTTTTGTAATGACCGGCGACTACTGCTCCGAGTATATGGACATAACCGACTGCACCGAGAGCATTAAGCCGCTTCATTCAAAGTATATCGGCAGCGGCCGCGAGCCCGTTCCGCAGCTTAGGCGTCAGGTAACGCTCAGTACCGCAAACGACATTCTCAGCGCCGCGGTAAACAGCAAAAACGGCGCGCAGTTTCAGGCGCTCTACAGCGGCGACTGTTCCGCTTACGGCAGCCATAGCGAGGCCGACCTCGCGCTGTGCAATATGCTCGCGTTCTGGTGCGGCTGTGACGCCGATAAAATGGACAGCCTGTTCCGTCAGTCCGGGCTTATGCGCGACAAGTGGGACAGAAAGCAGAGCGGCACCACCTACGGCGCTATAACAATCCAAAAGGCAATAGCAGGCTGCAGCGAGGTGTATTCGCCGAAATCATCCGACGGCTATTCGCTGTCGATAGGCAGCGGTTCGACTCAGGCAAAGCCCAAGCTCTACAGCTTCGACGACATGGGCAACGCCGAGCGTTTCGTTGACTTGTTCGGCGAAAACATCCGCTATTGCTATACCGAAAAGAAATGGTACTACTACAACACGCAGAAATGGTGCGCCGATAACATAGGCGCTGCCGAGCGCATGGCTGACCGCGCCGTAAAGGCGATGTCGGCGGAGGCAAAGGTCTACGCTCAGACCGACGCCGACGAGGGAACCGAAATGCAGAAGGCCTTTGAAAAGCACCTGAAAGTTAGCCGCTCAAACAAGAGCAAGCGCGCAATGCTCTGTGAGGTTCAGCACCATGTGCCGCTGCTGCCGTCACAAATGGACAGGTACCGCATGGTGCTCAACACGCCCAGCGGCGTTATCGACCTTAAGACCGGGGCGCTCAGCGAGCACAAGCCGGAGCTTTATTTTACAAAGATCACCTCGGTTGATCTGTCGTCAAACGCCGACTGTCCGCGCTGGCTTAGTTTCCTCGACGATATTTTCAGCGGCGATAAAGACCTTATCCGCTACATACAAAAGGCGCTCGGCTACAGTCTTACGGGCTCCACCGCCGAACAGTGCGCTTTTTTCCTCTACGGCACCGGAAAAAACGGCAAGTCGACCTTTCTCGACGTTGTGCGCGACATTTTCGGCGATTACGCCGCTAACGTTCAACCCGAAACTATCATGATAAAAAACAGCTCTCCCTCGGCTATCAACAGCGACATAGCGCGTTTAAAAGGCGCAAGGCTCGTTACCTCGGTAGAGCCGAACGAGGGCGTGAGAATCAACGAGGGACTTTTGAAGCAGCTCACCGGCGACGACACCGTGACGGCGCGAAAGCTGTATAGTGAGGAATTTGAGTTTAAACCCGAGTTTAAGCTGTGGATGGCTACCAATCACAAGCCGATTATCCGCGGAACCGACACCGGAATATGGCGCAGGATCCATATGATACCGTTTACCGTAGCTATCCCCGATGAAAAGGTGGACAAAAACCTTGCATATAAGCTCAAGGCCGAGATGACCGCGATATTCAAATGGATAGTCGACGGCTGCATGCTTTGGCAGCAGGAGGGGTTAAACATGCCGCTCGCTGTTTTAAACAGCGTGAGAGAATACAGGCGTGAGATGGACGTTATTTCATCCTTCCTGAGCGACGAATGCCAGGAAGGCGGCGCTGTCGCCGCCAAAACGCTCTACGCCGCCTACTGCAAATGGGCGGACAGCAACAACGAATATTGTATGTCCAACACAAAATTCGGCGCGGAGATTTCAAAAAGGTATGAAAAGGTAAGAACCAATAAGGGAATTTACTACAATGGTATTTCTTTTATTTCGATTTTAGAATCATAGTGTATAGTTGTGTAGGGTTGAAGGGTTTTTCTAACCTTTCGTGTAAGAAAAATAAAAAATAATATATATAAAAGGTTCTTGAAAAACCGTGCAAACCCTACACAACCCTACACGGGAGAAAATATGAAATACAACTTTAACAACAAAGAAGTATTCGCCGGTCTGGAGGACAAGGCAATTGACGGGCAGCTCGATTACAGCGGATTCCCGCCTGCGGAGTACAAATATTTTTCCCTGCTCGCAAGGCTCGGATATCTTAACCGTCACAAAGGCTGGGCAGTTGAGCTTTGTGAAATCAAGCAGGAGGAGTACCGCAAGGAGTATTACGCCCATATTGCCGAGCGCGACGAATGGCTGAATCACGCAAAGCTTATTCAGAGCCGCCTCATCCGCACAACGGAGCTGAGCCGTAAGCTCAACTTTTCACGGAACAAAGCCGAAGCGCTCAATATTGCGTTGGAGCTTATAGAGAGCCTCGTCGAGGAGCCGAACCTCGCCGAGCGGATAAGAAACAATCTTAAGGAGGATAAATCATGATAACAGCAATAATAATCAGCACTATAGCCGGAGCGACAGTAGGCTACACAATAGCGGCGGTGCTTATGATAGGCAAACGTTCGGAGCCCGAAAAACCGCCGAAAGAGCCGACGCGGCTGTTTACAGTCGGAAACTTGGTGAAATTCAACGCCATGCAGTGGGAGATTGAAGAACTCCGCGCCGGAGTAGATAATCAGACTCTGGCGCTGATCCGCAACGGTGACGTGTCGACATGGTGCAGCATAGAGGAATTGGAGGCGGTGGAGGAATGAGCCTAATTATTAAAGGGATGGATATGCCGAAGAAAGGCGTTTACCATGCCGTTATTACTTTTGACGGTGACTCGCTAGGCGTTAGAATACCACCGTCAAAGAAACCGTTTTTTTCGGGAAGAATTGTTCATATGCCCACGCCGCACGGCAGGCTGATTGACGCGGACGAACTCATGAAAAAACTCGAAAGACATCGTGATATGTGCGGCGATATTGAAACACAATTTGGAATTGATATGGCTATTAATATTTTACGCAATATTCCGACCATCATCGAAGCGGAAAACAGTTCTGCGATAGACGATGACGTCAAGAAATATTGCGACTATCTAAAATCAGAAACATATGATTTCTGTAATCGAATAGAAAATGGTGAGGTGAACGAGGAATGACTTGTAACGATTGTATTTATTATGACGTTTGCGATTATGATGGAGATGTTGCTGTTTTTCCTGATAGGATTTGTGGTTTTTTCAAAGACCGCTCCCGATTTGTGGAGCTGCCGTGTAATGTAGGTGACTTTGTCTATTTTATCAAAGCACGTCGTGTAATGGCAGATATAGTTAGCAAGTTTACAATTGACAGGTGCGGGGTAATGCTTCAACGGGTAAACGGGTATAATCTCGGTTATACAGACCAGTTGGGGAAAAAGATTTTTCTCACCCGTGAAGAAGCCGAACAGGCGTTGAAGGAGCGTGAAAACGATGAAAAATAGAACAATCTTAGCCGTTGACAACTACGCGCATAGAGTGATGAATTTTCATTTGTATTCCTATAGTCTAAACGTGGAGAGCAAACCATTTGTTTATGGTGATTTTGTGGTTCTTTACCACGAGGAACGGCTTTATTCTGTAAGACACAGGAAAACAGATGTTGTGTCACTCGTATTCGCTAACAATCCTAATGACGCTATAATGCGCGTAAAGGAAGCATTGAAGGAGCGTGAAAACAATGACAAAACCGACGATTGAAGCCGCAATCATAGAAGCCAACCGAGCGAAAAATCCCGAAAAGCGCGTGACAGACTATAATCACCGCGCTAAGTGCATGGATATTCTTATTGAGGCGGCGAGGTTTAGGATAAAGAAAAAGCCCGAAATTGAAAACCGATACTACGGCGTTGGGCGCTGCCCTACATGCCGCGCGGTATTTCGTGACCGCACAACGAATTTCTGCGGCAACTGCGGGCAAGCGCTTGACTGGACATAAACTCAGCAAACACCGGCGCCGCTCCGCCGTGTCTAAAATTTAACATCATATACACAATTTCAAAAAATTTAATCCGTGCAAAATAAACACCCCGGTGCGGCGGGGCAAAGGAGGCTGATATATTATAAACGGCAGTCATAAAAAATATGATTTTACTTTTGCCAAACGGCTTGAGCAGCTTATGCTTGAACGCA